AAGGTAAAGGGTCTCCTGTAGGACCGGTGTGGAGCAGGGTGCAGGCGCGGCAAAATCGTTCGTCTAGCTGCTGATTTGGTGTTTGCGAGGTTGGTGTGCTATGATGGTGGTGTGTCACCAAGGGAGAACAGTAGCAAGCGTCGGCAGAAGAATCCTGTCTCTTCTGCTGATCCTGCAGGCCGTTGTACGGCCCTTGCTCAGAGTGGACGCCGGTGTGGTCGTAAAGTCGTTCCCGGACTCACAGTGTGCTCCGTCCACGGTGGTGGCACTACAGCCAGCGTTGTCAAAAGTAAGCGAGTTTCTACCAGCCGGAAACTCCAATCTTTGTGGGGTCTCTCCAGCAACGCTGGCTCCATAAGCGTAGAACAAGAACTGAATAAGCTGGCTCATAACAAGATTACGGACATCACTGCACTCCGTATTGAGCTAGGCAGTAATCCTGAAAAGTATCAGGGTATGATCGTTGAGTCATACGAAGAAACAGAGAACGAAGTTAACGGGTACACCATCAAGAAGGTCAAGCGGAACAAGGTACATCCGCTTGTAGATGAGCTACACCGTGCTGAAAAGGAACTGGCAACTATCCTCCGGATGATTAAAGAGGTCGGTGGCGAGGTTGACGATCAGCAGCTTGAGCGTATACGCCTGCAGACTGCTCGAGAGACTGCAAGGCTGGTTAAGTCGTATCCTGGCATGGGTATTGATGAGGCAGCAGCGGAGGTGACACGTCGTGTCTAAAGGGCTGGAAACTGCCGGGTATGCAGCTGTCAGTGCAGATTTTGACCTGTTCTGCCAGGAGAGTGGCTTGCGGTCTAGTGACCTTACATGGGCGCTAAATGAAGCGATCCCGCAAGATGGACTTTTTACCCCCCTAGGATGTGTGGCAGTCTCCACACCCCCGCAAGAAGGAAAAACAACTTGGATTATTCATTATATTGCATGGCAGTTGATGCGTAACCCAAGGTTGAACGTGATTTATGTAGCATATAGCCAGTTCAGAGCTAACTCGGTTAGTAGGCAGATCCGTGACCTGGTGCGTCGCTGGACTCCACTGCGTGATGACAGCGCTAGTGTTAGTCAATGGCAGACAGAGCGTGGTGGAGGCTTGCTGGCAGCTGGACGCGGTACCGGTGTCACTGGCTTTAGCTGTGACCTGCTGGTGATTGACGACCCTATCAAGGACATGAAAGAGGCTCAGTCCGAGACCATACGTGAGGCAATTGCCGAGCACTTTGATTCCGTGTTGATGACACGTATGGCAGCTCTAAGCCAGATTGTGGTGGTAGCTACCCGTTGGCACAAGGATGACCTCATCTCCCACGTTATCGACAAGCTTGGTGCTGACTACGTTAACATCCCAGCACAAGCTACTGATGAGGATGACATCCTAGGGCGTGAACCTGGTGAGTGGCTGCAGTCGGTACAGAACCGTAGTGAGGGCGCTTGGGAGAAGACCAAGCAGTCCGTAGGCACATACGTCTGGCAGGCGTTGTATCAAGGCGATCCACAGGTAACTGGTGGCAGCTATATCAACGTGGATAAGATCGACATTGTGCCATACGATACAATTGTCTACTCTAATGACCGGGGAATCATGCAGACTCTCGACAGGGCGCTGGTTATCCAGTCGTGGGACCTGGCTTTCACTGGCAAGGATGACTTCGTAGCGGGGCAAGTGTGGGCGTACATCAGTGGCACGTGGATAATGATTGACCGCGTGCATGAGCGTGCAAGCTTTACCCGTACTGTGACGCTGGTTCAGCAGATGGCAGCACGTTGGCCACAGACCACCCGTATCTATGTGGAGCAGGCAGCTAACGGCGCTGCCCTCATCGACACACTCAAGCGTCGTGCGCTTATCACGCCTGTTACGCCTCGTGGTAGCAAAGAGGCCCGTGCGCTGGCAGTACAGCCGCTTATCGACCAGGGCCTTGTAAAGATCGTGGATGCATGCTATGATGAGCAGTTGTTTACCGAGCTGAGGGAATTCCCGTTCGCTAAACACGATGACCAAGTCGACGCCCTTACTCAAGCGTTGTCCCAGGGCAAGACCGACTTCTACCAGATAGGATAATCATGAGCATTGATCTAGCTGCCACCGTGATGCAGCAGCACTCGCCCACCTACACCAAGTACTACAACGGCAAGATGTCGTACGAGCTGCATGGCACTGAGTGGAACCAGTACGTCGCTGAGAACTTTCCCTCCGCACGATCCGCTGCAACCAGCGAGAATATCTTCAAGGACGTAGTTGACCTCTATGCAGAGAACCTAATCCCTACTGATCCAGCGTTCGCTGGCATGCGCGACAACGTAGTTGGCTTGCTTACCCGTGGTGAGTCCGTAGCCGTGCTGACAAAGGATGGCAGCCTGGTATGGCCTGAGCGGTACGAGGTACTTTCCGATGGTGACTACAGCATCGCAGCTGTGTTCACTCGCTCCCTCCGTAATCAGGAGGACTACTGCACCGTGCTTGACACCGAGGGTGTTGCCCTGCTCTACAGTCGACCCCTGCCACGGGATATGGACATCTCCAGCGTTGAGGGCTACCAGCTGGTAGGCGAAGAGCATGGCCACACGCTGTACAGGTTCACCACAGGTGACCGTGGCATGGGAGCCAGCCTAGCCAGCTTGCAGGACCGTATCAACCACAGCATCATCGACCAGACCATCATCGCAGAGATGTATGCACGCCCGTTCTGGTACCTGCTGAACTACAGTGCTCCTCCGCACAACCCCTACCTGCCAGAGGAGGCGCAGCCAGCCAAGGACATGATGCGTGAAGAGAAAGGTGCCGGGGCTGCAGGCCGCGTGTTTGCCACCAGTAGCGAGGGGCCGTTTGGTCAGCTTGAGCCGCCTACCTTGGGCGATATGGTTGCCTACCATGAGTCCTTGATCCACAAGGTGTCGCAGTCATGGGGCATTCCGGAGTTCTACCTGCGCCCTCAGGGTGGTAACGCGCCGTCTGGCACCAGCCTCAAGGTTATGAGCCAACGCTTCAACAACCGTGTGAACAACCTGCGCCTGGCTGTTGAGCCGGAGCTTATGCGTGTTGCTGCAGACCTCAACCTCCGTAACGATGACGGCACTGAGCTTACCCTCTGGGATGACCATAATGACCTGATGCAAGACAGCTTGGATGAGCACGGGCTGGCACTTACTCAGATGGGCATGCCTCCAGCGTATGTGGCAGAGGTAGTTGCTCCTGGAGTCAACATGGAGGACTATATGGACGATGGGTACGAGACTAACGCTCCATCTGTGTCGTACAGCTCTCCAGCTGGCGAGACGGGAGAGTAGCCAATGGGTACGGTGCCAACCAGCTACGTGGAGGACGCTCTGAGAGCGTATTTTCTCCGGTGGCTTGCAGGGCTGCAGGACGTGCCTGATGAGGACCTAGAAGCCTACCTCATCGAGTTTGAGCAGCAGTCTGCCAAGATCATCAACAGGCAAGGTACTAAGGTAGCCCGGCGCGGTAGCCTGGCAGGGTTTCCTAACCCAAAGGTTATCCCTCTGGACGTGGAAACTAAGTCGATGTACAGCGACATGCACAAGCTGGCAGTGAAGGCCGGTATAGGCGCGGGCTTGCAGTCCACTGATGTGGCAAGGCAGATGTTCAAGCAAGGCATGGAGGGTCGGTTCAGTGACCTGAATCGTTTTGCTAGAACAGAAACTACTAACGCCTACTGGCAGCACCAGTGGAACCAAATAGAGGACTTGGACATGGTGATGGTGTGGTCACCAGAGTCAAGCTCTCGCACTTGTCCTAGCTGCCTAGCAAAGGATGGCCTGGTGGTGAGGGACAAGACCATACGGGACCATCCTAACGGACGTTGCACCCTGCTGCCTAAGCTGCCTGATCACGTTCCACTGAGGGAAGCCAGTCGTAATCCACAGTTTACTAGGCACCACAGGCAAAAGGAATATCCTGCTCCGTCTAACCAGGTGTACGGCTATGCATTCCGTGGTACGATGGGGCAAGCCATTGTTGCCGATAACATGGTGGCAGGCGCTGTACAGGGTATGGTGTCCCAGGGCTGGTCTACGGGTGAGGCGTTCCGCTACCTGCAGGCTAAGCCAGTGTACCGCAACGAGGTGCTCACTCCTGAGGATAAGTTCTTGGTGTACCGTAAGCTTGAGCAGTACGCTCAGCAGTTGTACGAGGGGCTGGTTCCGGGACAAGCTCCTGAGGTGCTGTACCGAGGCGGCGTAGTAGGACCACTTGGTATGAGTAGCTGGACCAGTAATCCGGAGGTAGCCCGCTACTACGCCCTCCGACACAGAGAGCCTGTGTACGCTATGAAGG